GAAAAAGCAAGAAGCCAAAAAAGAAGGTTACATTATGTAACTAACATTATGGTTGTAAGTGATCCTTCAGCACCTCAAAATGAAGGTAAAGTATTCTTATATAAGTTCGGTAAAAAAATCTTCGATAAGATTTACGATCTTATGAATCCATCGTTTGCAGATGAGCAACCTATAGATCCATTTGATTTCTGGGAAGGTGCAGATTTTAAACTTAAGATAAGAAACGTAGAAGGTTATAGAAACTACGATAAGTCTGAGTTTGCTGCGGCTACAACATTTCAAGATGGTGATGAAAAAAAGTTAGAAAGTGTATATAATCAGTTACATGATCTAACCGAGTTCACTAATCCAAAGAACTATAAAACATACGATGAGCTTAAGGCTAAGTTAATGAGAGTTCTTGGTGAGGAAATGAACGTAGGTGCTTATCAAGTTAAGGAAGAAAATAAGATTAATGAGCCAGTTGAATCTGTCGCTCCAGTAACTGCAGAAGAAGTTGATACTTCTGAAGAAGATACTATGTCTTATTTCGCAAAGCTTGCCAAGGAAGACGCTTAAGGCACATTCAATAACATCTGATCGTTTAAGTCAATGACACTCGATCCACCTAACACCGCTGACGAATTATTATTAGTGGTGTTAGTGTTATTATTTCCAGTAACTATTGCAGAACTGCCACCGCCTCCACCTTCTACTGACGGTTGTAAGTTACGACCTTGTAGACTCGGTGGACCTAGTACTGATAATGCTCTTTTTGCTTTAGTTAATAAATCATATAAATCTTCAGTTCTTGCATTTTGAAAACCTGGTGAGAAGTCAATAGTTTTTGCTGGTATGGTTCTATCTGCCGTTCTACTTGGCTTGCCTGATATAAGCTTCATTGGTTCAATTTCTACTTTTCCACCAACTACCATGGCATTTATTGCTCTACCAAGTATGGCATAACCTTCTAAAGCTTCAATAACATTAACCTTAAAATTTTTAAGACTTCTTGTCGTTCCTCCTAAAGATCTGATTCCGTCTCCAAGCCTTGCAAAAGCATCGGCAAGTTTCGAAAATTTATCTATTGCATTATCACTTAATGGTTCAATAACCTTAACGTCATTTACAAGCTTTTGAATGAATGATTGCTCGTCACCTCTAAAAAATTTATCAAATAAACCTGATAGTTTATCACCAATATTTCCTAATACACCGAGACCACCGGCGCCAAAAAGCTTTGCAAAACCAACACCAATCTTTCCAATTTCATCTCCTATACCTACAGGTAAGTCTTTAAAATATCCTATTGACTCAGTAATGCCTTTTGCAAATCTTTTAAATCCTGAACCGTCTGCTTTAATAAAATTTAATCCTTTGTCTGCACCGGCTAATGTTCCAATAAAGGTAGCTATACCTGCAGCAATAAGTCCGATACCTACTATCGCACCGCCGGCAAGAGCACCTGAAATTAATTTACCACCTGGAATCGCTGCTATGCCACCTAGAACAGCTCCAAAAATTGCACCATCTTTTATTAAGTCAGTAAGGCCTGCATTACCAAATGCTAACATACCGGCAACTAAGTTTTGTGCTAATGTCTTAAAAGCAGCACCATCTGCACCTAAATAAGCTGCACCAAAATCAATTCCAGCTAAGGCTGTTACGAATAAACCAAGACCACCAGCTACAGCAACGATACCTAAAATGGCTCCACCAGCTGCTCCACCAACTATACCTTTTAATAATGGTAATCTTGTCAAAGCTGCCACGGCACCACCGGTTACAGCACCAAATATTGCACCGTCTTTAAATAAATCTTTAAATCCACTATAATCATTTTTAGAAAACTCACTTAAACCAGTACCAATATTTTTAAGAAAATTTCCGAGATTACTACCATCAGTTTTTAAAAAACCTATTGCTTTATCCGAAACAGCAAGACCAGTTAGGAATCCACCTAAACCTAATCCTATGGCGGTCATACCAAGAACGTCACCAGCTTCTTTTAAGCCTGGCAGTTTAAAAGGATTTTTTAAACCTCTTACAACACCAAATAAAGCTCCACCGGCAAAAAGCAATCCTAAGTTTCTTAACGCTGGTAAAGTAAAAGCTGCCAAACCTTCGGCTAAATTAATCATCAAATTTTTAAGATTTTCACCTTTAGAACCTTGAGAAAATCTTTCAAGAATTGCTTCAGCACCCGCGATACCTAAAAAGAAACCAGCTAATCCAATACCAGCGCCTTTGGCAAACTTACCAAGTCCAGCAGCTAGTAATCCTAAGCCACCAAGTTTACCAAGTCTACCTGCAAAACCTATTTCACCGCCGCCGCTACTACCACCTTTTTGTGTAGTAGTTTGTGCAACAACCTTTGCTTTTTCTCTACTTGCTTCAAGTTCTTTTGCAGCATCTTGTGCATACATTCGACCAATTTGATTTGCAAGACTATCAACCGCTTGCGTCGTATCAATAGTTGATTCGTTATTCTCTTTAAGTTGTTGTATGACGTCGGTTAATTCAGCCATTACCTTCTTCTACTTTCTTCGCTCTTTCTCTGCATTTCTTGTTCTTTCAAGTGGTCTAATAGTAAACTGATATAAACCTCTTTTTCCCAAGGTATCAATCCGTCTATCTCATCCAATGAATATTTATGGTGCTGCATTAAATCAAAGTTTGTCTTATAATGTGACTGCAGTGACGTATGAGATAGACTTATGATAAAAAACTTTGCAGACCCTCCAATGTTATTTCGTTATTATAGTTACACTTACTACACCCATAATTTACTTTATGTGAAAGCTTTGGTATACCTTGCACATAATCTTTTATTTTTTCAAATTGATCTTGAGACATTGACTCAATAAATTCTTCGAACTCTTCAAACTTAACGTCTTTTATCAAATTTCTTTCTTCTTCAGTCTTAACGGCAACTATGGATTCTTGTATCAATCCAAAAACTTGTGTGCTTAACTGTGTACCCATTAAAGCTTCATTTTTTGACATTGCGATATACGATGGATGTTGCATCTCTACAATAATATTATCTGTAATACTAATATCTTCAATGCCATTATAATTTGCGTCAATCTTAATATCATCAAGATTAATAGTCTTCTTAATATCCATTTCGCACTTTTCGCATTTAAGCATGACTTCTGTAGTTTCACCTACTGATTTTGCTCTTATTTTTAAAAACATGTATTCAACGTCATATGAAGTTAATTTTGTTTTATCAAAAGTTCCTTCAACACACGCCATAACTGTATCTAATATTGAATTTGCTATTTGTTTCGGGTCTTGCGATTCCAAAGCAATCAATAATACTTTCTCTTCTTTAACTAAAAACGGTCTAAATTTTATAACCTCATTAGTAGAAGGAATCACCATCTCATATTTAGGGACGGTATTAAGTTTTGGTAATGCCATTATATTACTCCTATATTATATCAATACCACCAAGCGGTGTATCTATGTCAGCATTAATAAAGTTTTGTGTACTCTTTGATCGTCTCCAATTTGTGTATGCAATAGAAACGCTTAATTGTACCAAACCATCTTGTTCATTGTTTAATTCAATTGCACTAGTAGCAATAGGGTACGCATCAAGTAGATCTACTGAATAAACAGTACCACCACCTATGCCACCTCTTAGTCTTATAGGTCCAACTTGTTTTGAAACACCCATAAGAGGTTGTCTTAATTGATGTATTGTAATTGTTTTTGCGTATTCATTCTTGTAGCTTGTAGTAAAACCATAACCATCGTTACCTTCTGGTAAAATTGATTCTTTCCAAGTATCAAAATATTCTTTTACACCATAATCATTCATCAAATAAAATACCATTTGTACGTCATCGATAGCATAACCATAAGCTACCTTTTGAAACTCCATACCAATTCTTCTTTCATTAGTTAATACTACTTTTCCTGGTAATGTAGCATTAGAACAAAGTATATTTAACTCTCTTGGACTAGCACCACCTGTAAAGAAACCAAATATGCCACCACCACCTAAACTTGGTAACGTAACTAAAAATCTATTTGGTCTTGCAAATCCTAACTTAGTATTTGCTAATGCTTTTATTTCATCTAAACTTCTGCCTGCCATTATACTGCTCTTCTTGAATCTTGATAGACTCTATTTGCGTCTGCTTTCTTCCATTGTGCAACTGGTAAAAATGTAGCAATCTCCCATTCTGGTGCTGAAATATCTGCAAATCTTGATTTCACATGTTCAAGTAAATAATGTTTGAAACATGGCTTAAAAAATCTAAATCTTGACGCACTTTTTAAAGTATTATAAGTAATTTGAAACTTTGTTGTTTCATCATACTTTTTATTGTTTGTTATTGCTAGTAAGCTATCAAGAAACTTTGCTCTTAAAACCGGTGGTATGTAATGTAAGTTTAAACCTCTAAATCCACCAGGTGCCGGTTCAACTGGTATCACTAATGGAAACGTATCATAATATGGTAATTTATCTTTTAACTTAGGGTCATAGAAAAACATCATCATTGAACCGTAAACTTGTCTAGTTCGTTGTTTTATCTCATCAGAGCGTAATAATCTTTCTCTATTGACTCTTGTTAGTTGTTGAACTCTTTTTCTAAACCATTCTCTAGATTCTCTAGTTCTTGGTGTTATACCTTTACGAAAGGCTTCAAGTTCAAGTTTTTGAAATAAGTTACTCATACTTCTATTTATAATCTTTTCTTGCGTCTTTTCTTACGAAATGGCTTCAAAGGTGTATACTTTTTTAATTTTCCGGGTACTGGCTTTGGTAAAAGTTTCATTTCCTGTAAAGTTTTCTCAGTCCATATATGAAACTCCCATCCTCTATCTTTTGCATAGTTGTCTGCAGCTTCCCATTTATTCATATTCTTTACATAATTTAAACCTTCTGCAATATATCTCTTAGTTCTTTTTTCTCCTGTAGGTGGTACAGTTTCTCTTTCAGGTTTTATTTCTACTAAAAGTGTTTTATCTTCATATATTATTTTTACGTCTACGTAATATTTATGATACTTTTTATCAACTTCGTAATAATATGGAACTACAACTTCTTCTGAACTCCAATATTTTACTTTAGAATTGTTATCACACCAACCAAACACAGCTCGTTCCCAAAGTGATCTATAAATAACGTTATTAAAATCACCTTTGTATTTTGTTTTGTTTTTAACTATGTAACGACCTGAATAAACCATATAAATAACTCATAATACTTTAATATATGTATAAAGGAAATTACTATGGAAATATTTCCATCCGCAGCGCAACTTAAAAAAGGACCAGAAGGTCAGTTACTTTCATCAAATAAAAATTTTAGAGACGCAGCAGGTCAAACGATACGAAACATTACCAGCAGCGCATCCACTGCAGAAAAATCTACACAACCAAACTCTCAAGTTTTAAAACAAAGTGGTGAAACTTTACACTATCCGCTTGACGTCGGAAATCCAGCCTATAGATCAAGAGTCACATTTGAAGCATTTACGTTTGGATTAAAAAAAGATGGTGTAGATCAAAAGAATGATGAGATACTTTCAAAAGACAACCTTGCAACAAATACTTCTGCCACTGAAACGACATCACAAAACGATAATAGCGACTTTGCGGGTGGTAACTTTTTTGCTGAAAAAAATTTGGCAATGACACAAGAGCTTGATGGCGTTGCGCCTCCTCCTGGAAGTGGTAAGCCTTTTAAAAATGTAGTAGACACTGCAGGTAATTTACTTGGTGGAGGCATAGATAAAGTTACTGGCACAATAGATGCAATTAAAAACTTTGATATTACGAGAAGCGCAAAAAAAATATTTTCATCAAATGCAGACTTTTTTGAAGCACCAGGCGAACCTATAGTCGATATGTACTTTCCTAACTCGGTAACCTTTTCAGATGTTGCAAATTATGCAAACCCTGAACTTGGATTTAGAGGTGGTGCTGTCGAAGGTGCTATTACTGGAGGTGGAGATGCAATAAGTGGTTTAGGAACTGCAATATCTGATGAGTTTTCAAATTTATTTGAGTTCCTTAATTTTAAGGGTAGCGTTGCTACTGATACCGCAAGGTTAGCTTTTACACGTGGAATGAATCTTGCTAATAAAGTTGCTCTTGGTGCAGCTGGTGGTGCCGTTCCTGCATTGACTTTATTAAATAGAGTTGTTGTAAATCCAAACGTAAGGGCTTTGTTTTCAGGTGTTCCTCTAAGAGAATTTAGTTTTCAATTTAAAATGATTGCAACTTCAGCATCAGAGGCAAAAAAAATTGAAGAGATTATAAGACACTTTCGAAAAAATTTATATCCTTCTTCTTTTTCAATATCATTAGGAGAAGGACCAAGCGCGTTCAACGCAAATGTTGGAATAAAATTTCCAAATTTATTTAAGATAAGATTTAAGTTTAATGGTGCAGAAAACAAGAAACTACCACAAATACATTTTTGTTATTTAAGATCTGTCAATCATACAGTAAACCCAACAGGTGGTGGATTCAGATGGGACGGACAACCAAATGAAATAGATTTAACTTTATCATTTGTTGAATATAGAAATCTTACTAGCGAAGATATTAAGAGAGGTTACTAATGAGATACTTTGATACTTTCGGTACTTTACTTTACAAGTTTGGAGATGAGGTAGATCCTACTGCTTTCGAAAATATATCTACTTATGTCGACGTTATTGATCAAATAAAAGATAGCGTAAGCTTTCTAAATCAACATACAATACAAGAAGGGTTCAGGCCTGATCAAGTTTCAATACAACTTTACGGTACGCCTCTTTATTACTGGACATTCTACTTACTTAATGATAATATTAGAGAACAAGGTTGGCCTTTAATAAACAATGAATTGCAGACATATATAAAAAAAATATTTCCAAACACAGTAATTAACACAAGAGACGTCATTCATAATAAATTTAAAGTTGGTCAAACAGTATCAGGTAACATATCAGGTGCTAGTGGAATAATTATAAGAAGAAACTTAGATTTAGGACAGATCGTAGTTAAAGGTACAGTTAATTTTTTACTAGGTGGTGAACTTATGAGTTCAACAAATTCAAGTGGTGTAATCGAAACTATAACATCAACTTCAAATGTTAAAGAGTATCAATCAACTGCTTATTATATTGATGGTAATTCTGAAATAGTTGATATAGATCCTCACACTGGTCCGGGCGGCTTGATTACAGAACAAACACAGGAAGATGTTTACTTTAACGTAAATGAAAGTTTAAGAAACATTTTAATTATAAGACCTGAACTTATAGTTAATGTAGTATCATCATTTAAAGAAGCACTTAGAACATAATGCCACAAATTAATAATACAAGAGATTATATTATAACGTCTGCTCTTTATAAAGAAAGAGATACTAATTCTACTCCTATAGACTTACAAAATATGATTGTTCAGTTTGTAATATATGAACATATTTTTAAACCATACCTCACTGCTAAGTTTATGTTTATGGATCAGCATGATATTCTAGGAACAGCAGATCATCAAGGAGGAGAGACTTTTGAAATTGAGTTTGAGAACAGTGAAGAAGTCGGACAAGGACGAAAGATAAGAAAGGAATTTTTAATAGACAAGATTGAGTCTGTTCATAAAGTTAATAATGATAAAGATGAAATGGTAACGATGCATTGCACAGAAATTCATGCTTTACATTCATCTTTGCTTAACGTTAATAGAACTTACTTTGGTTCAGTAACTGGAATGATTCGAAGAATCATGGATAATTATTTAAAAGTAAATGTTAAAGTTGATGGTACTAATATTAATAATGACTTAAAGGTTTTAATACCAAACTTAAATCCATTGGAAGCCTGCATGTTTCTATTGCCTCGAGCTTTGACACTTGAAGGAATGCCATTTTATTTTTATTCTACACTCGGTGCAGAAAACTTAGTTTTAAAAGATTTAGGTACTATGCTTGAAGAAGATGTAGTAAATAGAAGAAACCCATATATTTATTCAAAGGCCTTATTATCTGATGATACTCGTAGTGATGATTACTCAATAGAAGATTTCGAGTTTGATGGAACTGAAGACCTACTTGGAATTATTAGAAAAGGTTTAGTTGGTAGTAGATTTATATTTCACAGCTTATTAACTGGTGTTTCTGATGGAATAGAGTTTGATGTTGATAATGACATGTTTCAACCTTTAAAAAAGTTTAATAAGATTGGTGTTAGAAACAATAGATATAATTATGCACCTGATTATAAGTATGATGCTCCTTTGTTAGGTAACAAAGCTTTTAATCAGCACAGACCACGAACAATAACCGAAATATCTGCTGGTGCAGCTTTTAGAAATTATGAAGGTGACTTTAGTGATTTTAATGAACACTCAAATCCTACATTACATAAGAGTAAAATTATATCACAGTCTGTCAATAATTTTATTGCAAAATCACCTTTATCGATTACTGTTAAATCAAGAGAGTTTTTAAAAGGTGATGACAATCATACTTTAGGTAGAAGTTTAAGAATACAGTTTTTAGATAGTAAAATTGATGGTGAAGCGCCAATGCTTGATAGAAAAAAATCAGGTGATTATTTAATATTTGCAACACAACATATGTTTACAGGAAATAGAGCAAGGACAAGATTATTACTTGGTAGACTTGGTCATTTAGGCGTACAAACGGCGGCAGGTTAACATGTTAGGAAATACGTATAAATCACATCTTGAAAGAGGAAGAAATTACTTTGGAGACTATGGCGCACATTTTTTTATAGGTATGTGCGTTCAAGATTCAAGTGCAGATAATATGAGGCTTGGTAGAATAAAAGTTTTTATTCCAGGCGTAGATGACAGTTTACAAAGTATGAATGAGTTACCAAGTTGCCATTGTTTGGTACCTTGCACTGAAGAAGGAATTAGCGGATTAGGTCAAAATAGTATGGTGCAACAAGGCGCGCAATGCTTTGGTATATTTTTAGATGGTGATAAAAAACAAATAAGATTAGTACTTGGTACAATACCTACATTGACACCAGCAGAGAAAAGAATAAGAGAATCAAAAACTGATGTAACAAATAAATTTTTAAATACTAATGAAAAGACAGAAGAAGCTATTTCTAAAAAGAAAGATACTGTACAAAACAATTACAAAAGAATTGAAGGTTTAAGAAGCTTGCCAAAGCTTACTGGTAGTTCAAACATTGAGAAAGCTTATAGATTCTTTCTTACAGCAAAAAGTGATTATGGTTTAGACTATTTACAAAATCACCATATATCAGCGATTCTTGGTAATTTACTTCGTGAATCACAAATGAAAGGTTCAGAATTAGGAGATTCAGGTTTATTTATCGACATAAATCCTCTTGCAACAAATGATACTTCAAGAGAGAAAAATAGTAAAATTAGAATATTTGATGTGCTTAATAATGGTAAAGCTGTCGATGCAAGCAGTAATCAAGGTGCAGCTGAGTTTATACCTCCACCAAATTTTAAACCTCAAAACTTTACAGGTAAGACTATTAAAACTAATAACGGAGTATATTCATTAATAAATGTTAGAACAGTAGAAAGATCATTTGGGATAGCTCAGTGGCGAGCAGAGCAATCTGTAACTGATGACACATTACTTTTTAAATCAAAAAGATTATTTCTACTTGAAACACTTGCCTTTAATCAAGGCACCACTAGAAACGATTTAGCAACACAATTACAATTTATTGCTCTTGAAATGATTGTTGACGGTAGGTTTTCAGCAAACGGCGTTTATGCAGGTGCAAATAAAACTGCATTTGCAAAATTTAAAACTGCAACTACTATAGAAGATGCAACAATATTTTTTAACAGAGGTTATACAGGTGGCACTAATGAAAAAGATAGAATTAGATTTGCTAAAGAAGTTGATAAAGTTTACGGCATAACAAATAAACCAACAGCAGGTACGTAATATGGCATTTAACGATAGTTTTTTTGATAACAAAGTTCCAATAGTTTTAGGAACAGGACAAACCTTTTTAAAGGTAACTCTTGTAGAAGAAAAATTTAATGAGAAAGCTTTTGCTTTAACACCTGTCGATGCATCAAAATATGAAGTACTTCAATCAACACTTATGGTTGTTATGAAAGATGGTCTTCTTCGTAGACAACTAAGAGTAAATTATGAAGTTAATGTTGAAGAACAAGAGTTTCAAAAACACGTTAATGAAGATATTTTTAACGGTTTCATGGATCTTAAAAATACTCTTGGTGCAGACATGGAAGCAACTGCCAAAAACATGCAAGTTGAAAAGATTCTTACAGAAACAAGTCCTTATAATAAAAATGGTGAAGCAATAGGTGGTTTTTTATCCTTAAGTTCTGGAGCAAAGCCTCAAAAATTTAACACAAAAAAACCAAGAATAGTTCAAATGCAACAAGATGTTGCAGATGGCGCAGCTAAAATAAGTACTGGTAATGCTGAATCCATAAAAAAGATTATTGGTAAGTTTGATTTATCAAACACTTCATTTTTAAAACAAGATTTTACGATGGGTGCACCGGGTGCATTACTTAAAACAGTGCAAAGAAGACTGCCTCAATTAAAAGAAAGTAAAGCATTAGATGTTGCATCAAAAATAAAACGTAGTGATACCAATTTAAATGAAAAAACTTTTAAAAAGTTAAGTGATAGTTTAAAAAAATTCAATGTAGGTAATACTGCATCAAAACAAGTATCAACTCAAGTTAAAAAAACTCATAAAGAACAAATGTCAAAATTTGATAATCCTGCTAATGAATTAAATCCTTTAGGTGCAACAGGACCCGCTGGAAGAAGTGGTGCAAATTTACTTGCAAATGTACTTGGTAAATTTAAAAATGTAATAAAAGATGGTCCTGCTGGTAATATATTTTCAAAAATGGGATCCCTTGCAAAAGGTATAAAATTACAGCCTGGACAAAAAGCAGCAAAAGATCTTATCGAAGGAATTGATGCTGATGGAAACAAATCATTAAGAACAAACATATTTGATAATATATCTGTAGGAAAGACTATTGCAGGTACAAATAAAAATCCATTGGCAAGTAATTCAAATGATATAACTGCTAATAGTAACAAATTTGAAGGTGACAAAGTCGGTAAAGGTTTTGAGTTCAAACCAGTTACTTCGATGTCTCAAATAGTAAAAGATTTTCGTGACAGTCCTCGAGGGCCAACATGTGAAAAGGCAGATCCTAACGCAATTCTTTGCTTGGTTGTAACTACAACCGGTGGTTTGTATGGCAATGCAAATATATTAAATATGAGTGCCTTAAATAAGTTATATACTGATGAAGCTAGAAGACGAATCAAGAACGAAGTAGCACAAGATACCACTTTATCTTCAGTAGAACAAAACACAAAAGTTCAAGAAATATTAGCTAAAGAAAAAAAACAACTTGGAATACAAGCTCATTATGTTATATTATCAAACGGTTTACTAATGAGAGGAAGACCTGTCGACGAGATAAGAAGCAATCGATTTGCTAAATTTAATAAGTCAGGTGTAGAAGTCTTAGTAGTTGCAAATCCAACTAATCTTCCAAACAGAGGACAACTTGATTCTCTTGAAACTGTCATAGAAGCTTTTTACACTGTTTTTCCTGGTGGAAGATTATTTGGTGAACAGCAAGTTAGTAACACTATGCAAAATGATATAATTTCTGTAAGTGAATATGAAGAAAAGTTTGAAAAGATAAGAAGAAAATTACCTCTTAATGCTAGAGAATGCCCTACTAAAATTGAAACTGTTTTCGAAAAACCTGTTGTTATAGCAAAAGCTGGTAAGACAAAAAAATCTGAAACGATAACTATAGATAAAATAGAAAAAGATTTTCAAAGAATAAACGAGCTTGATGGCTCTGTTATAGAACAAGAAGTTGACGCTGCCATGAATGAAATGAACGGCATACTTAATGGAATTGATGGAAAAGTAAATGATAAGTTGTCTGCTTCTGAAAACGCAAAGTTTTTAAAAACAGGTGATAAGTTCAGAGCTGGATTAGAGAAAGATGTTACCGCGGCAAACAAGTTTCTTGATAATCAATCAGGCAAATTTGATGAATTACTTAAAAACTTGAAGTTAGACGGCCAAGGTGCAAGTAAGTTAAAAGGAATATTAAATAGATGACAGATATATTTGATAACATACCAGCAAACATATTAGATCAGTTCAATAAAAATGCATTTTTAGATGGTGATCCCTCGGGCGTATATCCTACAAGAGAATATACAGATCATCCATCTACTAACAAAAGAGCCATAGGTGCAAAAACTGATGAGCTAAAACTAAAAGGTAGTTTTAAAGATATTGACTTAGATTTACTTCAAGTAAGTGCATCACAAGCTGGATTTTCACAAGTAAAAGAAACAAAATCAGGTCACGTAATACAATATGATGATACCAAAGGTAATGAAAGAATAATGATCAAACATAGACTTGGTTCTGGCGTTGAGATAAGAGCCGATGGTACTATGATACTTAATTCTGTAAAAAATTCTGTAAGAGTAACTGCAAATGATGATAAAGTTTTAATTGATGGCGACGGCGAGATACAATATAACGGTAACTTAAAATTAAAAGTTGCAGGTGATTTTGATTTAGAAGTAGGTGGAGATTATAATGTATCGGTTGCCGGCGACGTAGAAGAGAAAATAAAAAGAGGTTATCAAAGAGATGTTACAGGTAACGTAGAAAATACTATAACTGGTGATAGAACAGAAACAATTGTAGGTAGTAATACTAGAATGGTTCTTGGACAAAATAATGATATGATTAAAGGCAATAATTTTTTAAATGTAGGTGGACAAATGCAACACTTTGTAGGTGATACACTTACAATGACTGCAGAGCATGAAGTTGTATTAACAACTTTAAGCGCTAATATATCTGCATCATCATTAGCAGTTCAAGGAGACAGTGGTACTATAGGTGGTGCCAATATAGTTTATTATGGTCATACGGCACACATACCAAGAGTTAACGCTACTTCTGTTCATGCCACTCAAGGTGTCATTGCTACTGTAGGAATGACAGCACCAACATTTAACGGTAACTTATCTGGTAATGCAAATACATCAGGGACTGCAGGAGCCATAGGTGCAGGTAGCGGCCAAAGTCCTGTTACAATAACACCGGCACCAGATTCAGATACAGCACAACCTACTACGGCAATATTAAATAGTACACTAAATGCTTCACCTATTGGTATTAGGAGAGTAACAATAGATGAACAAGATTTTATAAAGGATGCGATCGATAGAAGTAAAAATTATGGAGGAGTTTCTAAAACAGACTTAGATACAAAAGAGGCAAGATCGAAATTAAGAGATCCTAATAATTTAAATAATGAAGAATTTATAGGTGCTATAATATCAGAAGGAATAATATCTTCTGACTTTGCTTCTGTAGCTCCTAGAAAAATAAACAGAATGGTTGGTTCAGAAAAAACTTTACAAAGAGGCGATAAAAATATAGGACCAGCCAGTGGTGCAGAGGATATATTTACATAATGGCAAAAACATTTAAAACAGATCTATTACCGGAACCAAAATATAATCCAGTTTTTCAAGATGAAATTACATCTAGAACTAAAGTTGGACCAGGAATATCTATCGGTAAATTTTTAGGTGGCCATGGTGATCCTGTAACTTTAACTCATATTTTAGATGATGACGAAAAGTTAAAAATCGCTAAGCAATATGTACTTCATGCAGAAGCTATGGCCACAATCAATAGTTTTTCTGCTACTAAAGAATTTGAATTGTATAGGTTAGTCGTGGTAGAAGGTTTGTACAGATCTAATGATGGTGAAAATTTAGATATTACAGATGGAATAAACTATCTTATGTCAAGAGGGCAAGCTGTAGTTTATGAATTGATAAACAGAGAAGGTGAACAAGCAACACAAAGAACTTTTGATTTAGCAAATTATTGGAAAAACAATCTACAGTTTGAAAAACTTATTCTTGATTATGATACTTATAACCCTGACAAAAGTTTAAATGCTCACATTATATTAGTGATGCCAGAAATTGTATCACCATGGAGCGCAACATTTACGAATGAAGTTGAAACAAGATTTAATAATATGGTACAAAGTACAGATGAATTAATTGAAGTTGAAGATATTACAATAGATGCTACATTAAACATATAAATAGTTCAAAATAAGGAATAAAATGCCAACAAGAGCTTTTTCTATAGAAGATGGTAACATTGGTACCAAAACTATTCAAACGAATAGACGTAAAGTCTTTTCTGATATTGATTTAACTTTTGCCAAAAGACCATCTGGTGATATTTTTAAAAAGCAACATGCTGCTGCTGTTAAGCAGGCAGTTAAAAACTTATTACTTACAAATTTTGGTGAAAAACCATTTTTTCCAAGATTTGGTGGTGATTTAAATGCTATGCTTTTTAGATTAAGTACAGAGATTGATGATGCAGATCTAGAAGATAAAATTATAAGAGCTATTGAATTGTTTGAACCAAGAGCAAAAGTTTTAAATGTAAGTTCACAAGTAAGTCCTGATAGTCATGAAGTTAAAGTATCTGTTACATTCCAAGTTATAAGCACTCTAGAAATTCTAGAGGTACAAATTTCACTTACGAGGTTAAGATAATGGCTACTAATATAAAATCAACTGCTTTGGACTTTGATAATATCAAAGAAAGTCTCAAAACATTTTTAAAATCAAAAAGCGAATTTGCCGACTACGATTTTGACGCATCAGGATTAGATAATATATTAGATGTACTAGCTTATAATACTCACTTTAACGGTTTAGTATCAAATTTTTCTCTTAATGAAAGTTTCTTAAACACATCACAACTAAGAAGTTCTATAGTTTCACACGCAGAAGCGCTAGGTTATGTTCCTAGATCTTACAGTTCGTCAACAGTACAACTTGCAGCTAGTGTAAATGTAACTGCAACTTCCAGACCAACTAGTTTAGTATTACCAAGAAATACAAAGTTTACTACTAGTGTAGATGGAGTTTCTTATGTATTTCAAACAAGAGAAGCTTTTACGGGTGAAGACAACGGAACTGGTATTTTTAATTTTATAACTAATGAAGCATTAGCTACTATACCTGTATTTGAAGGTACTGAAAAAACTAAAACTTTTTTCGTCGGTGAAGCTGATGATTCACAAATTTATGTCATACCAGACTTAACAATGGACACAAATACAATAAGAGTAAGAGTGTTTGATACTGTATCTGGATCAACTTTTAATGAATTTACAAATATTAAAGATGCCATACAGATTACAGATACAACAAGGTTTTATCAAATTAAAGAAGTACCGAACGGTTATTATGAACTTATATTTGGTGATGGTAAGTCTACAGGTATAGTGCCAGTTTCAGGTAATAAGATAATAGTTGATTATCTTTCAACTACAGGACCAGATGCAAACGGAGCTACTGTATTTACCGCAAATAGTAAAATTACAGTAGATGGAATCGCTTATGATTTATTAGCAACAACTTCAACACCATCTGCAGGCGGTGCTTTTAAAGAATCTAT